TAGATAAAGTAGCTAAAAATATATCTGACAGTAGAAATATAGCTAAAGCCCACTATAAATCAGATTCTGAGCAAGGTAAAAAACTAGGATTAGAAATGGCAAACTTTATAAAAAACCAAAAACAAAATGGATAAAAAAATTTTAAAAAAAGTATCTAGTGAGTTAAAAAAAGCTTCAGCGCTGCATAAAAGACAAGCTTTAACATTAGACAAAATGTTAAAAAAATTTGACAATGCCAAAAAGTAAAGTAAAAGGTGGAGGTACTAAAAAAGTATGTTTACCATCTGCTAAGGTTAAATCCATGAGCAAAGCTCAAAAAGACAAGGTTGTAAGAGCTAAAGAGTCTGCAGGTAAATCAGGTAAATACAAAAGATCAAGTTCTACTAATGTTAAAGGTGCTAGAAAAAAAGGTGCTACACTTCGAGACTGGTTTGAAAAAGAGAATTGGGTAAATGTTAAAACAGGTAAACCCTGTGGTGATTAATAAAATATGGCAACAAAAATAAGTAAGAAAGATATGGCTTGTAATAAGCCAAAGAAAACACCTTCACATCCTAAAAAATCACACGTTGTTAAAGCGTGTGCTAGTGGTAAAGAAAAGATTATACGCTTTGGTGAGCAAGGAGCTAGCACTGCTGGTAAACCTAAATCTGGAGAGTCTGATAAAATGAAAGCTAAAAGAAAATCCTTTAAAGCCCGTCATGGTAAAAACATAGCAAAAGGCAAAATGTCTGCTGCTTACTGGGCCGACAAGGTTAAATGGTAAATAAACAAACAAACAAACAATTATGAAAGGACCTTTGAAAAAATCAAAAAAAAGAATAGAACAAGATTTAGCTAGAAACGTTATTGCAGATAATAAATCTGGTTATAAAAAAGCAGCTAAATATGAACAAGACGAAGAAGTAAAAATTGCTGCTGGTGAAACACCTTTTAACATGATGGGTAAATCTCCAATGAAAGAAAATGCAGATTTTAAATATATGCCTATTGTAGACAGAGAGAAAGACGCTATGAATAAAGAAGATTCTGCTATGAAAATGGCTGGTGAGTCTCCAATGAAAATGGGTGGATCTTGGATGTCTAAGCATTCTGGTCTTAAAATGATGAAGCCATCTCCAACTAAACTTTATAATAAAAAATAAAATCATGCCAGAAAAAAAAGAAAACAAATTAAAAACAGGTTTTGAAAAACCAAAGGTAAAAATTACAGAAGAAAGACCTTCTTCTGATTTTGAAATTAGAAACATGGGAAGGAAAGAGTTGATGACTGAACATCAGCAGAATGTTAACACATATTATAAAAACAAAGACAAAAGAGAAGAAGGAATAGGTATGACAACGGGGGAATTTTATCCTTTCAATAGAGATGGATCTGAAAAAACTTTTCAGGCTGTAAGAGGCCCTGCAGAAAAAGGTAAAAAAATACTTTCAACGAACCTAAATTTTAATAGCGCTCTTAAAGCCTATGGATCAAAGCATCCATTAAAAATGTATAATAAGAAAAAATAATATGGCTTTTAAAATGGATTCACCTATTTGCACTTGCAATACACCTATATATGAGAGAAATCTTGAACCAGGTGTAATGGGAGAGGCTAATAATAATGGAACTATTTTAGTTAACAAAAACCTATCTCCATTAGAGAAACAAAAAGTTGTAGACCATGAAATGGTTCACATCGATCAAATGGAAAGAGGCGATCTTGATTACGATAATAATAATGTTTACTGGAAAGGTAAAAAGTACTCAAGAGCTTCTATGGTTGAAGGGGCAAAGAATTTGCCTTGGGAAAAAGAAGCATATAGAAAAGCATGAGTAAGTTATTGCAATTGTTGAGTGGTGGTATAGTCAAACAAGTTGGTGAAGTACTAGATAATTTAACAACATCAAAAGAAGAAAAGCTAAACGCTCAAAAAGCTATTAAAGAAATACTTTTAAAAGCAGATAGTGAAGCTCAACAACAAGTTACCAAAAGATGGGACTCAGATATGAAGTCTGATAGTTTTTTATCAAAAAACATAAGACCATTGATTATTGTTTATTTAACAGTTATCTTTACGGCATGTGCTTTTTTTGATGGCAACGTAGGTGGATTTGTAATAGAAAAAACCTATATACCTATATTCCAATCATTACTAGTTACAGTCTATGGAGCTTACTTTGTTGGTAGAACCTGGGAAAAAGCAAAAAATATAGGTAATAATAAAAACAAATGAAAACAATTAAATTAAATACAATGGAAGAAAATAGTAAAATAACAACGGAAGAGCTTAAGCAAGTGACTGAGCTTAATAACAAAATGGTTCAAATTCAAGGAGAGATTGGAGCTAGTGAATTGCGTAAAGCAGATCTAGTAACAATGTTCGCTAAAGAGTCTGAGCAAATGGAAGTTATTAAAAAGGAACTTGAAGACAAATATGGTAAGGTTAACATCGATTTAAAAGATGGATCTTATGAGCTAATTCCTGAAGAAGATAATGAGTAATGTAATCAGAAAAATAAGTATAGGTTCTGATTATAAAAACGATGCAATGCACTACGCGGTAGGTCAACAGGTATATGGGGGGCATGAAATCTCCCATATATTGCATGACGAAACTAAAGATTCTTATAGCATATATATTAAAAAAAATCAAGAGGTAATGCCTTGGAAAAACTTTAATTGCAATATGGCAATATCAGTTGAGTACGATTTACAATACTAAATGAAAAGCTTATTAGATTTTATTGTTAAACCATTAGGTGAAAAATACAATAGTGAAATTAAAATAGGTGACAAAAGCCTAGTAACTAATGTAGATCTTAATAACTTTAGAGCTGTTAATAATATGGCAGAAGTTATTGAGGTTCCATTGGCTTTTAAAACAAAAATAAAAAAAGGAGATGTTATTGTTATACATCATAATGTTTTTAGAACTTTTAGAGATATTAGAGGTAAGCAAAAAACAAGTAGATCAAAATTTATAGAAGATTTATATTTTGTTTCTGTAGATCAGATTTATATGTATAAAAACAATAAAAACTGGAATACTTTTAATGATAGATGTTTTGTAAAACCTATTGTAAACAAAAACAATCTAACGCTAGATAAAGAGAGTAAGCTTGTTGGTATACTAAAATATGGAAATAGTTCACTAGAAGCTCTTAAAATAAACACAGGAGATGTTGTTGGTTATGTCGAGGGTTGTGAATATGAATTTTTCATTGATAATGAAAGATTATATTGTATGAAATCAAATGATATTGTAATTAAATATGAACACCAAAGAAACGAAGTTGAATATAATCCGAGCTGGGCGAAAAGCAGTTGAGGAATTAATTAAGGTGGCAGAAGAAAAGATTGTTGACTCAGGAGATGATATATCAGCTGACAGACTTAAAAACGCCGCTGCAACAAAAAAACTTGCAATATTTGATGCTTTTGAAATACTTACAAGAATACAAGCTGAAGAAGATTTATTAAACGAAAAACCAGCAGAAGTTATTGAAGAAAAAATCTTTAAAGGTTTCGCCGAAGGAAGATCAAAGTAATGTATCAACAAGACTTATATAAAATATTAAATAATCATATAAAACCTAAGGTTTTAAATAGAACTAATAGATACGCTAAATGGGAATATGGTTATAATAAAGAACATGATATAGTTGTTATAAGCAAAACCGGTAAAATAGGTGAAATATATGAAATACAAGGTTTAAAAATAGCTTTACCAAAAGAAGAAAAACCTCATGTATTTAATAATAACAAATGGGAATATTCAGAATATCCTAAAGAACTAAACAAAATAAAATCTGTATTTGACTGGGAAGTATATCCTAATGATTTTAAAGAAAAATGGCACGAATACATAGATGATGAATTTAAAAAACGCGAAGAAGGTTTTTGGTTTATTAACAAAAATAAGCCTACATATATTACTGGTACTCACTATATGTACTTGCAGTGGAGCAAGATTGACGTTGGCCAGCCCAATTTTCGTGAATCAAATAGATTGTTCTACATCTTCTGGGAGGCCTGTAGAGCTGATAAACGTAGCTATGGAATGTGCTACCTTAAAAATAGACGGAGTGGCTTTTCATTCATGGCATCAGGTGAAGCAGTCAACGCTGCAACAATATCGACAGACTCAAGATTTGGTATATTATCAAAATCAGGACCAGATGCTAAAAAAATGTTTACCGATAAAGTTGTACCAATATCCGTTAACTATCCTTTCTTCTTTAAACCAATACAAGATGGAATGGACAGACCAAAAACAGAATTGGCATATAGAGTACCAGCTACAAAGTTTACAAGAAAAAAGCTGGATAATAACGAAAAGCTTAAAGAGATATCCGGGCTTGATACAACAATAGATTGGAAGAACACAGGAGATAACTCTTATGATGGTGAAAAACTAAAATTACTTGTTCATGATGAATCAGGTAAATGGGAAAAGCCAACAAACATACTTAACAATTGGCGTGTTACTAAAACATGTCTAAGATTAGGTAGTAGAATTATAGGTAAATGCATGATGGGTTCAACATCAAACGCTTTAGATAAAGGAGGTGAAAACTTTAAAAAGCTTTATTATAGTTC